GATCGTTTAAAGTCTTTAGCTGACTTCAATATTAAAATTAAGGAAGTTGGGGATGTTTTAAGCGATAAACGGTTTGAACTTGAAGAAAGCAATAGAAAGATTAAGGAAAATACTGAAAATCATCAGAAGATGATGCAACAGCTCTTTGACGAGAAAGAAAATGCTTTGAAAACTGAAAAGAGATTAATGGAAAGAGAGTCTGTAGTAGCTGTATCTGAAAAAGAATTGAAAGGAAAGCAAGATGTCTTCTTTAGGAAGGAGGAATCTAATATTTTGACTAAAAAGATACTGGACGAAGAAATTGAAAAAGCAAAAAAGCTTCAAAATTCACTTGATGATAAAATAAAACAAGTTGATTCACAAAAAGTATTAAATGATTCTATGTCTGTCCAAATTTCACATGAGAGAAATGAAATAAACTCCATAAAAACAGATTTAAAAATAAAAATTGACGAAGTTGATGCTGAAAAAGGCAGGCTAGCTATACAGAAAGCAGATATTGATGTTTTAGAAAAAGACTTGAAGCAAAAGCAGGTCGAAATTAGCATAAAACAAAGCGCTCTAGCTGAAAGAGAATCCACTGTAGTTTTAAGAGAAAGAGATGTAAAAGTAAGAGAGAAACTCGTCAGCATCGCCGAGCGTGAAAAACAATTAGATGAATCCTAAACTAAGAACAAAATTTAGCGAACCAATTGGAGCAGAATTATTCTTTAAATTTCCCGAAATACAATCAAATGAAAAATCTTATCTTGATGCTGATTCTGCTGCAGGTGCTACGACGCTTACCGCTAGTGGCGTTAATTTTGCTGCTAATCAATATATTGCCATAGGTCAGCCGGGGGCTGAAAAAACTGAAATAGTGCAAATAAGCGGAACACCGACTTCTACTTCTATTGCTTTAGTGGCCGCTACTTCGTTTGCCCATAATCGAGGCGATCTGATTCAATTTATTCCTTATAATCAGATAGAACCACAAAGATCAACCGATTCTGGTGCTAACTTTTCAGCTTTGACTGCGGTGAATATCCGACCAGATTCACTTGAAACTTATGTTCAAAGAACCGGAGATGCTTCAACTGATGTATATCGTTTTAGATTTTATAACTCAACTTCAGCTTTATATAGTGGATATTCAGATAATGCTACTGCCTCTGGATATGCAGATAATACTGTTTATGCAATTAAAAAACGAGCATTACAACAGCTTGGTGAGAAATACACTGATCTTATAACAAGCGAATTTCTAAATGATGCTTTAAATGAAGCTCGCAGAATTGTAGATCAAGATCCTAGGGTTCTTCGTTGGAGCTTCAGGACTTCTTTTAATTCTGATATAGGTTCTATTGTTCCCGGTAAATGGAGCGTAACTGCACCGACTGATTTAAGAGATAGAAATACATATAAAAACATTTTAGGGCTTCGCATAGGAAAACAAAATAGGCCATGTGATTATCAAGATCAGCGAAGATTTAGGCAAAATTATCTAAATGTCGCCCATACGACTCTAAACGGGACAGTTTTAGCAGCAGATACTTCTATTACTTTGACTTCTTCTGGAGATTTTGATGAATCTGGAAATGTTGTAATTCAAGGAGAAACTGTTACTGGAGCGATAGATACTGTAGCTTATACAGCAAATAATGAATCAACAAACGTGATAAGCGGGGTGACCTTAATTGCTTCAGGTGGACATGCAACAGGCGGAGAGGTCTGGCAGAACGCCACCTTTGGACTACCCATGGCCTATACAATCGATAATGCAGTAATTTATTTTGATATACCATTTTCTGATGCCTATGCTGGAGAAAATATCTGGTGCGATTATTATAAAACTTTGACAGCAGTAGACACAGATAGCGATACTCTCGATGAGCCATTTTATGATTTATATGTCTCATATCTTAAATGGAAGATAAAATATACTAAATCAAATGGCAAAGCAGATAGAGATACAGATTCAGATTATAAAGATTGGCTAGCTGGTCGAGAAACATTGGTCACACAAGAAGTAACGGGACAAACTATACAATTTTATCCATCATAATATAATATGCCACTTGCATTACAAAGAAATAGTTTAAAAAACGGAGTGATTACAGAAAGCGCTGTGAGTGAAAATGAGTATCCAAAGGATGCCGTTATTGAAGCGGTAAATTTTCATTTTGATACTATTGGAGAAGCAACACTTCGCAAAGGAACAACTATCTTGGGTAATCAACTAAGCGGAGATGTTTTAGGTCTTTTTCAACATATAGATAGTGCTGGAACAAATAATCGAATAATCGCTGTGAATGGTGGTACTGTTTATTATCTTTCGGGTAGTATTTGGACATCTAAAAGAGGTGTAACTAATGGGAAAAAAGCTAGATTCTCGACATTTTTAAATTATGTGTTTATGGTGAATGGAACAGATACTACCGCAACATGGGATGGTTCTGCCTCGGCCTTTGGGACCACAAATGCCTCAGGTGCTCCAATAGGTAAATATATAGAAAATTATCGGGCAAGAATGTGGATAGCTGGAGATGCGACTTATCCTGATAGACTGTTTTATTCTTCACTTCCTTCGGCTGTAACTACGCCTTTAATCACATGGGACACGAGCGTCACAACTGGACAATGGGTAGACATTTCGCCCTCTGATGGTGAGAACATTACGGCTTTACATAGAACTAAGGATTCACTTTTAGTGTTTAAAAATAATCATATTTATAGGGTGTATAGCATTGCTCAAGCAGATCCTGATCCGAAATTTAATGTGGGTACTTATTCACAAGAGAGTATTGTGGAGGCTAAAAACGGAGTTTACTTTTTCCACCCCACAGGTATATATCGCTATAATGGAGATGTACAAGAAGTTTCACGACCTGTCAGAGATTTTGTAGAAAATATAACTCTCGGAAATTACACAAAAGTTTCTGGATATTTAGAAACAGATGGAGATCATATTTGTTTTTCAATTGGAGACGTGACCGTTAAAGGTATTTCTTATGCGAATGTTGTTTTGAGATATACTATTTCTACGCAAACATGGGCTGTTTATTCATATCCGACACAGCAACTTGTTTCGGCTTCATATAACGATGGAAGTACTTTATTTATGCTTGTTGGCGATGAATCAGGTAATGTTTTAAAAATAGGAGTTGGCAAAACTGATAATGGGACAGACATTTCTTATGTTGTTACTCATAATTACGACAATTTAGACGGTTTTAACGCTTCAAGAAAAACAATAAACAAAATGATGTTTCTTGGGCAGGGAATGACTGGGGCGAATGTAAATTATCAAATAGAAAATGATACAATTAATGATTGGACAAAGAAAATAGGGCAAATGAAACAAGTCGATACTGGATTCGGCAATCTTGCGATTAAAGGTAATAAATTTAAATTTAGAGTCTCCGGAGGGTCGAGTGGAGAACCAATAATTTATAGAGGATTTTCTGTTCTCGAAGGAGAATCGGAGTTAATTCAATTTACATAATATGGATCCAAATCAACAGCCAAGTATATATGAATTTTATGGAAAAGATCTTTATCGACAAGGATCGGCTGTTTACCAAACCGCAAGTGGGTATGAAACTGAAGGTGGCGGAGGTGTGGCGATAACGACGGGTACATCTACTATTCCTCCGGATATGATCGGATCAGGGACTTTAGTTAGCAATGTACAACAAACAAATGGCGCCATTGCCGCAGTTAAAACTAATTTTGACGATAACGACGCCGGATTTATTTTAGGATTTGATACGGACGGTACTGCTAAATTTTTAATAGGAGATGCTTCAAATTCTTTATATTGGAACGGCACAACTCTTGCAATAAAGGGAGCAGTATCAGCTTCTTCAATCGACATTCCTAACACCACCACAGCCAATTCATTCCATGTAGACACTAATGGCAATGCTTGGTGGGGTGCAACTACCTTAGCAGGAGCTGTGGCTAAAGTCTTAAACACAGGCGCGGCTACTTTTACTTCAGGTTCAATTGGTGGTTGGACAATAGGAGCAACAACACTTTCCTCAACAAATATTGTTATTGATAATGCCAATGAGAAAATTACCGTTGGTTCTGGGGCGGATCAAATAACTTTAAATGGTGTTACTGGTGATATTTCGTCGGCTGGNGCAACATGGTCATTAGCCGGAGATGGNACAATAACTGGCTTTCTGGACTATGTTGTGGGTGCGGGGACAAATGCGGTAAAAACTTATCATAATTTTGTTATT